ATCTCTTCAAAGCTGACCTTAGGTCTAGTTACATCAACAACCTGTTTGGTAAGTTCTGTACTTGCTTCAGTACCAAATCCTAGTAGTGTTACACGGAAACGATACTTTAGCTTGGGCATCAACATACCTGTGTTGGAGCCTGCACCAGCTGGGTTAATACTGTGATTTGTTAGTGTTGTAATTGGCATGTCTTATACTCCGATAAAGTTATTTATCAATTAAATCTCACCAGTATTCTTGAGACGCAATGGTATGTAAATGAATTCAACAGCCTTTGTTGGCTCAATTGCGATATCCAAATACAACTCGTTACGATCAACTCTTGCCGGTGTGTTGTTGCTTTCATCACAGACCACAGCAAAGTCATAGATAGCTCTTAGACCCACTAGTTCTAGCAATAAACTTTCAGTTGCCTGCTTGATCTCATCACGTGTGATTTGATCATTAGGTTCAAACACATATGGACGAGCTAGTTTGTTCAACTGACTGCGTAGGTAAACTACTAGACGTGCTACGTTGATACGATCCAATGCACTTGCATTTCTTGCACGAGTCTTCTGACCGTATGCAACTAGTCCAACACCGACAAAGAACGGAATTGGGTTAATCTTTAGATCATATAGTGTATCACGCTGTCCTGTGTTTAGCGCAACTACGTTAAATTCACCTGTAGTTGCATCAATAAATCCAGTACTTGTTGCGTTAGTAATACCACCGCGACGTGTACCTGCTGGAGCAAACCATGGATAAGAAACTTGATCGCTTAGAGCAATAGTTCTTAGCATCATGTGGCTTGCTGGAACCACAGCATTTGTACCTGTTAGGTCAGTTGTAAATCCGTTTGGATAGTAAACTGCACAATATTCGTCATAGGTTACAATGCCATCGTCGCCATTGTCAAATGCCAAGTTTGCATTTGTACCCCAGTTGGTTAAGCTGGTTGCGTCTGGTCTTAGACGTAGTGGTGTATCTCCAACTACGAATGCAGTTACCTTACGATCAATGTTTAGGTTAACTAGATTGCTTAATAGCTCAGGATAGCCTGGGCAAGCGATCAAGTTAAAGTTACGACGCTCGTCGTCACGTACTTCTTCACTGGTATCTACTACACTCTTTAGAGCAGCTACAACAGTTGAACGTTGTGCCTTACGGCCAAACGATCCAGAACCATCTTCATTGTTTGGACTTGCTGTTGTCCAACGGTCTGGCCAGTAGTTCAACATTGATTCACCGCTGACAAAAGACTGACCCACTGGACTGTTTGTAGAGTCATATCTAGCGTTGTCAGCTGTTAGTGTAATGTAGCTGTTATTGTAACGTTTTACGTTACCGCCGCTTCTACGTAGATTCCATAGCAACATACCCTTTGGATATAGATCGGGATCTGGTGCATCTGGATCTAAGAAGTTGCTTGTTAACAATTCTTTAATTGTTGCACTTGGTGCTTGTGTTGGTGTACCACCATCGTCACCTGCGCGAGCATCGGCAAATAGAATACCATCTTCTGTTACCTGGTCTGTCTTATCCACTAAGACCCACTTGTCAACAATTGTACCTGTAATATCTGCGTTGTACTTGTAGATAGTTGGGAAGTTTTCCAAATCAGCTGTGCTGATCCACAAATCGCCAGTAACTAGTGCTGTACCGTCACTTTGGAGTGTTGGCATGCTAGCAGCTACGATAGGACCTTCTGGATCTGTACCGCTGAACGGACTTGTTCCATCTTGGTAACCGACCCATGTTGATCCGTTGTGAACCATAATATCTACTTCACCAAATGCAGGATTGTACCATAGTTGACCATCATCTGGCTCGTTCAATGGCTCGCTTGGTACTGCGCTGAAGCGTACATCAACCATTGGCTTCCAACGGCTAACTAGATAGCTTTCCTCAGATCCTGCTGTTAAACCACCTGTTGCTACAGATAGAGCATAGAAATTAGGTGTTCCAGATCCGTCGTTTAGGCTGTAAACATTATACAATGCTGATAGTAATGTACCAGATACATTAGTTAATCTAATGTCACCGCCTGCATTGTGAGTAATAATCAACTCATTTTCTGCTGTTACACTTGCAACCACATTATTAGTGATGGCATCACCGTTTGAATCTGTAAATGAAAGTGCGTTGATTGCTGCTGCGATTAAGAAAGAGTCGTCCGGATTACCGTTTAGCGATACAGTAACAGTTTCTTCTGAACTTAGATTCATGTCGCCAACAACACTCTGTTTGATTGTAAACACTTTAGGTCCTACTGTTGTTACACCAGCAATGATTTTCTTAGAAACTATAGATGTTGTTGTACCGGATGAACGGATCCATGCTCTAAACACAGCAGAAGCCAGTGTCTCGTCTGGAGCATCAAAACCGTTAACAGCACCAGTAGTAGCCTTATATGAACCTACATGTTCTAGTGCGTTTGTTTGTACGAAAACATTATCTGTAGATAGATTTAGGCCGCCGCCGCTACGATCTAGATAGAATAGAGCAGCATGTGGGCTTGAATACAATGGTGCATTGTTTTGTACCCATGTGTCTGTAGCAAGGTTGTATCTCTTTAATCTCCAACGTGCGCCACTGCCTGGTTCTGTGGTCTTTAACCATACTGATCCAGTTGGACGAGCGTTTACTGTTGTTCCAAAGTCTGATCTCTTGAACAGAGGAACACTAGTATGTGGTTGTTGAGCTAATGCTGGGCACATGTATGTGCCTGCTGCTAGATTCAATTTAGCCAACATTCCTGCACTTACGTTTGCAAGAACGATACCGCCAGTTCCACCTTCAAGTGCAGTTGAGTCACCGCCAGTGGCTGTAGAAGTTCCGTCGCTGTACAAATAAACTCTGTTATTTTTGTATACTGCGGTAATTCCAGAACCGTTCATTACAGTATTAATAGCGCCAACAACACCACTAACTGTGTTATTTGGTGCTAATGGAACAGAAATTGTACTGCCATTGATTGTAAATGTATGACCTGCAACCAAAGAAGCTTCTTGTGCAGGGCTGATTGCACCAGAACTAAATGCAGTTGGATGGCTAGCTACCCACTGTGGGCTACCAACTAGTACCCATTGGCCTGCTGAAATACCTGCCTGCGAATTACCTGCACTCTTATAATATAGTCTTGCTAGTTCTTTACTAGCGACAAAACTACCATCTTCTTCTACTGTCTGCCATACAACGGCATAATCACCAATGTTGCCAACGGCTGCTCTTGGTGCGTTGCTGGTAACGTTTTGAGAATCGTTATCAGTTAGAACTAAAGGAGTCTTGTTTGTAAACTTTTGGCCACCGTCTGCGATAGCAGCACTATTCCATTCTTGGATACCCCAAGATGTGGAACGTGTGTCGAACCACCATTGCCCGTCTGTTGGGGCTGCTCCCGGGGCTGTAACGCTACCTTCTAATTCGTTAAGGTCAATACCGGCACGCATAATAAATGCGCTGTTAGAAACACCAAGCAAACTATAAGCAGCTAATAGACCATATTCGTTGCGCTCACCACCATGTACTGGACTGCCGCTAGCTGTCTTCTCAAAGAATGGTGATCCAAATAGATCAACAAGCTCTCGCTGACTTGTGACTCTAAATACGCGACCTACATTGGCCGCTGTCGTTCCTGAAGCTGTAGCTGTGCCAGCTCCATTTAATTTATTCTCTGCTGTGGCTACGACGATAAGAGGAACTGTGCCAGGCTCAGCTGGTGTATAAAAGCTCTCATCAATTACGGTAACCTCAACTCCTGGTGATGTTAGTGCCATTGGATAATCTCCTGGTGTTAATCAATGTAGTAATATTTAGCGAGAAACAATAAAAATGGTGTTCTAAGTAAGCTAGAAAAGGGACAAAAAAGGTTTAAATATATGCATGAGACCGCTTTGTAAGTGTGGACAACGACCCCGAGCAGTAAATTATAAGAAGAATAATAAAACTTACTATCGCAGTCTATGCGAAATTTGTCTAGCACACGGATTGTACCACGGCATACCTAGATGGCAACGTGCTGGATATAAAGCAAAAAATATGTGTGACAAATGCGGATTTCGCAGTCCGCACAAAGAAGTCTTTAGAGTATTTCATGTTGACGGCAATTTAGATAACTGCCGTCATAACAATCTGAAAACTGTGTGCTGTAATTGTTCTCAGATATTAGCTAAAGAAGGTATAACCTGGAAACAGGGAGACCTAGTTGCTGACTACTAGTGACTCTACTTTACTGTATAAATCGTCAATAGACTGATTGTTTTCTATGACAGCATCAAAATCGCTGCCAACCCAGGCCCACTCGCTGGCATGAATGCCTAACTTTTTCATAGCGTTAAGGGCAGCATTGTCGCCTTCGTTGGCCAGTACAGCATGTTCAAACCAACTAGGATGTTCCCCTCGCTGAACCCATACTATCTTACCGCCTGAACGTTTGATAGATGCTATTTCATTGGGGAAACGGCAGTCAGATATGACCACGTTGTCTTTGGTATTGCGTAGTTTATTTTCTACACTGGCGATCCATATGTCGTCGTGAAACGATTTACGACACACCTCTGTACCCCAATATTGTAGGATCCAACGAGGCGTTAATGTAGGCATGGCTAACCGTTCTGCCCACCAAGGATCTACTTGCTCGCGCCACTCTCGAGCTTCTTTTGTGCGCCCTTCAAGAAGAGTACGATCCCAACCAAAGACTGCTGCTACAGCGTCCTTGAGAGGACCTGCAAAACTCTCTCTGCGGAATTCGTGAAAGTTAACTAGGTAATCTGCTACAGTATCTTTGCCGCTACCAATCCAGCCGCAAACGCCAATAATCATAACTTATCCTTTACGTTTTGTAAAGTTTATGACAAATTACGTTTTAGGTCAACCTATGATAAATGTATATCCGTGGCCGCCTGGTACTAACTTCATAAGATCGTCAGTTAGTTTTTCCATTTCGGCTTGGGCTTCTGTTTTGAGTGCAGCACCGTTTAGACTGCTACCGCCCTGTGGTCCTGCAATTTGAGCAAACTTTTCACGTGCTTGTCCTAGCATCATTTTACAGTTGGCTAGGCTGTAATCTTTAATCCATTGTCCGGCATAGACATCGTT